CCGTTACCCGCGCCGTGGATAGGCCGCCAAGCGAAAATCGTGGGCGGGGGGGGGTCCAAGAAGGGTTGGTTGGGACTCCCCGGCCCCGGGGCGAAGGGTGCCACCCCCGGCCCTACGTCCGATAATTGGATAGGGGCGGATGGCATAGGGCGCGCAAATAAATAATTGAATAAATAAAAAGATTTTACTTGCATTTGCCAGGATATGTGTTATACTATGGGTAGCAGTAAACAACGAATTGAAAACTTAATAGGAGGGCACATGATGGGTAGCGTAAGAGCAATATCCCAAACCATCGACATTGTATACTCAGAAGACGACGGGGGATATTATCTTCAAGAGTACAAGCTTGACGGCAAAGGAACAACAAGGACAAGCCAGATATTTGCAACGCCAGTGCTGGCAAAAGCCGCGTTAAGAATATCGAGGACAACACCTAATGCAATATCAGCTGTCAAGTGGTCAAAGTGGGATTAAGCCACGGACGGCTTGCAATAATAACGAATAATTAAGGGGATAACCGATGAAACACAAAACAACAGTAGAACAGCAGCCAAAACCAATACCACACCCGGAAACCGTCGCCTTGTGGGCGATAATCCGGCAGTATATACGGCGGACAGACGTAAGGCGCAAAGCCAACTATATTGCGGACGAACGAAGCCGCCCGCGATAATAAATAGGAGGATTGACAATGACGCATTGCAGGCAAGTGCAAAACAAGGGTTTGCGGTTTATCAAAGCCGCAAGAAAACTTTTGGGCAGGGTACCATTTTTGGGCAACGCTGATATGTATAGAGTTTACAAAGCCATATATGCCTGTGAAGCTCTGATAAAATGCAGGCGGATAAACTTACAAAAAGGCAGCTGTGAAGGATGTGCATGCTGCACTAAAAACGCAAAGTGCTATAGACAATCAGCATTTTAAGCCATGGACGGCTTGCAATAATAACGAATAATTAAGGGGATAACCGATGAAACACAAAACAACAGTAGAACAGCAGCCAAAACCAATACCACACCCGGAAACCGTCGCCTTGTGGGCGATAATCCGGCAGTATATACGGCGGACAGGGCGATAATCGCCGGGATAGGAGAGATTGAACAATGAAAACAGATAAATATACAGTCGATTTTGCACCAGACGGCAAAAACTATCACACTATAAAAACCGGCAATATATCGCGCCTATGGGATTATTTTTGTTTTTCAAAAGACATACAGCTTCAGTGTTTATTAAACAAACAAGCTCGGTTTAGATTAGTCAACGCCACGACCAAACAAGTCATAGGAGTATATCCAAAATAGCTCTTCCTTCTCACCCGGCGCAACGCCGGGGATTTTCCTTCACCGGGCCTGGGGGCCGAGGCGGTCTCCAGGCCCGCCTCCATTTAATCAATGCCCGTTATTTAATTAAAAATGGGCATACCCCTATTATTGATTTAATATGGCCTATTTCCTATTTAATTGCCCCGCGTCAATCCTGGGGCGTTTACGGCGTTAATTAAAACCGCATTTTTGATTTAATAATGAGGGTAGTGGCGTTTTTGATTTAATATGACACTATACTGCTATAAGGACTACTGGCGGAGGGTCCTCAACCCCGCCCCGCCCCCCGCCACTATACCTTATACCAGCATACCGTGTTTTTGAATTGATATTGAGGGTGCGTGTGTAGTGAGTAGCCGTGTGTATTTTTTGAAAATCTATCTATACCACTCATAAGTCGAGTATTGACAAGGTAAGAGTAGCCAATGGTACGGCTGAGTCAGATAAATCGTGTTTATACGCGGGGCCATGTCGTAAAGTGTATATCACTTTTTATAAGTTTTTATTTTTATAATATAAAATATGATATATACTATTATCCCATTCTATAATTTATAATGATAATGCTATACATAGTAATACTCACTATACCAAAGCCGGGATATTAAATTAAAAACGGGAATTTTTTGGTATAGATAAAATGTTCTACCTATACCCGTTGCCCTACCCCAACCCCCGCACACGGCTACTCAATTTAACCCTTGACAGCCCCGCCTGGATATGGTATAATACAGAAAAATGAAAGGAGAATTATGTTAGGCGAAAAAACAGATAGAACAGTATCAGACGATAAATTTATCCAGAAATTTATTGATGGCCTCGAAAAACCGCGACTATATTCTGTCGCTGATTTGTTTCGATTGTGGTCTGATTATGCGCTGGACGGCGGCTATCCACAAGGCCAAACCCCCGCGACGTTTACCCGGTTACTCTATAAACATACAAACGTCGTCTCCCACAGGCCGCGAATAGACGGAAAACAGGTAAAAAGCGTATGGATTCGATGAGTTTAATAAGAGAATATATAAAAGCCCTGCCTATTGACCAGTGGTTTACCCTGGACGACTTACATAATTGGTATTCAGCCGAACATCCCGGATTGTCCCGGCGTAAATTCGGGCTGATTGTTAGCGAGATATATACCGTTCACGACCCGCGAATTAACGGGGTGCAGAAAGCGAGCATATACACGGGCGAACGGCCCCCCGAACCAGTGATAAACCCCGTGACGCGATATTGCCCACGATGCCGGACGGTTAAATCGCTGGATGATTTTTACAACCCGCCGGGATATTGTAAGCCGTGTACTGTGCAATATGCCCGTTCTTACTACAGGGCATATATCAGCCCCCGAACACGGCGAAAATAATTTTTATTTTAGCCGGATTTTACTTGACTTGTTCGGCGGATAGTGTATAGTTTATATAGGCAGGACAGGAAATAGGCCGCGTATGTATTACGCTCTCGACCGTAAAAACCAGTCCTGCCCGGAATTATAAAAGGGGATACGATATGAGCTGGTCGATAGAGATTAAAGATATAAATGGGGCCTGGCATGCGATACATAGGCCAGGAAAATTTCCCGAAGAATTTAACACGGCAAAAGAGGCCCGCACGGTTTTGGAATATCTATACCCACAAGAAATAGCTGCACAGCGCGCAGGCGGGGACGCGATTGTAAAAATCAGAAACAACAGTTTAGCTTTTCAAGGGGGTTAAATAAAATACGGGCACGGCCACGCGGTGCGCTACGGCGCGACCTGGCTCGATGCCCGACACGGCGGGGTTTGATACGCGATAAGCCCCGCTTGGTATTATAAATTTTAGGAGATTGATATGAAGATTGAAACGTACCGGGATATATTAAATAGCCCAAAAGAATACGAACGCTTGATAGAGTTTGTAAGGCAATTAAAACGGGTAATCCCGCTTGAATGGCTGGACGTAAACGACTGGGCTTGCAATTTATGCCCTGGCGTATATGTCCACGGGCGGACTAATCAGTTTAAGACGCGGCGGTATTGCCGATGCTCTAAATACGACTTGAAACTGGCGATTAAGTTTTACCAGGATAATTGAGTTTTTCTCCCAAGGGGCCGGGTAACTCCTAAACAGCCCGGCCCCGCCTCCTTTATGAAGGGAATTGATTATGAGTTGGTCGATAGAGATTAAAGACGCTGACGGAATCTGGCACGGCGTTCACCCGAATTTACCTAACGCGGAACCAGCAGAGTTTAAGACGGCTAAAGAAGCCCGAACAATACTTGAGTTTTGTTACCCACAGCAAGTAGCAAAACAACGGGCGGGCGGGGAAACCATTGTTAAAATTCGCAATAATAGAACAGCTTTTCAAGGGGGCTGATTATGAATGAGCTACCGTTCGGGCTATGGATTATCCCGATTATATTTGTGGGCCTGATTTTAATGGCGATTGTTGGGAAACGAAAATTTTAAGGGAGAAAATTATGCTGCAAGGTCAGAGAATGAAGTTTACGCAGGCAGAGTTAGACCACATGAAAATGCTTGATAGAGCGGCAGAGCAACGCCGAGAATGCGCTGATAAGCAACGCCAGGGCCTGATACCGTCCCCCGGTAGTAAACTTTGGGACATAGAGTTTAAGGACGGCACGAAAATACAAGCATACGCCCCCACAGCCACAGCCGCTAAGGAATTGGCTGAGGGCGGGCGCAGGTCTATGAACCAGGCGGGCGTAACCGCCCTGGACGAACGGGTTAAGAGCATTAAGGAGGTAGTAAAATGAATTGTAACTGTCCGAATAGGATTATAACCGCCTGTTCACTTGAAAGGCCCAAACGGCGGGCCTACGGCGCAAAGGGCTGGAGTAGATGCTGGACTTTTAATTTGGCAGACGGGCGTAATATAGACCGTTACGCTATTGTAAGCCGCTTCAAACGGGATTTAGTTGTTAGTCCCGTTGGTTTTCACTATAACAATACTTCTACGATTTTAACGCCTGATTGCCCGGTGAAAAAATGAGAAAATTCTACGGCGAATTTAACAGGAACGGCTACCAGATATTTGAACAGGGCATCCACGACCGCGACCCCGAATATCAGGCCGGGAATTGCCGGTATGATACGGGCCAGACGCTGCCCGTGGGGGCTGAGGGGACGCTGGATGTTGTCGAGTTAGAGGAGTTTTGTAATTCGACTGGGATTGAGATAGCAAACGAAAATAGTGGCGAGTGGCTTGGCTGTTCGCAGATTGATGATTATGATATTGAGTATTGATTATGAATGAGATTGTCCGCTTGCCAGTGAAGAAGTTTAATTATTATATCCGGCGGGGCTGGATTAAATGGGTAAGCGGCCCCTGCGACGGTTTTGGTTGCCGCACACATTGCAAATGGCGGGGCGTAATTTACAGTTGGTTGCCTGAATTTCCTCGCACAGGACAGGTTGTCGCTTTAATCCCGGTGAATGATGCCTAAGTGTATTGTCTGCCATAAGCCGATTACGAAAAACCAAGGTCGGATTTACACACTGACCCCGACCCGATGTACACCCAGCAGCCACGAGACACGGCAGATTAGTTGGCATACTGATTGCGACGCTGACCCTGCCGTGCTCGTGGCTTGCGAAGCGGCGGATATTAAAACCGAAAAACAAATTACCCGTGAACATATTTATTGGAAGAAATTCTATGAAGCTAATCCACAATATAACATTTGCCCTGATACTGTTATCATCGACCCCGGCCTTGGCCCGCACGTTTGAAGCTAATGTAAGCGGATATTGCCTATGCGAAAAGTGTTGCGGTCGATGGACAAAGGTTTACCCGCGCCGAACGGCGTCCGGCCATGTAATCAAGCCGGGCGATAAGTTTGTTGCGGCCCCCCGCAATATCCCATTCGGGACGCTGATTGTGATACCGGGGTATAATAACGGCAGGCCCGTCCCCGTGTTAGACCGAGGGGGAGCGATTAAGGGGAATAAACTCGACCTGTTTTTTCCGACGCATAAGGCCGCGTTGGAGTGGGGCCGCCGAAAAATTATTGTAAAAATTGCGGAATAATGCTTGACAAACCGATTGGGATGTGGTAGAAAGGGAAATATGAGAAAGTTTATAGGGTATAAGATTTGGTTGCACCTTGAGGCAATAAACGAGAACGAGGATACCTATGAGGACTGTTTACCCCCGGAGGAAATAGCTAAATTCAAGGGCGTAAAGTCCTTAGACGAGGCCGAACGGGTATTTAACGGAATCGTGGACAGGTTAGCGGGGGAAATGTGATTAAAACCAGACGAACCCGAACCCCTTCCCCCGCCGTATTGAGGTGGTCGGGATATTTAAGAAAGGCAGGGTAGTCCAATTTGTGAGAGATATAGTTGGGGCGAAAAAGAGGCCAACGGAAAAACAGTTGTTATTATAGCCACGGCTAAGGAGATTTATCACACCGGGCAAGGTAAAAAAACACAGAAACACTGCAATAACGACCCGACCGAGTATTGGGGTCATTCTGCTATTGCATTTTACCACGACATAGACCCCACAACGATACGTCATAGGGAGTGTGAAGATTTTTCAACCCCCGATAATTTTCCGGCTGAATTGGTCGCCGCGATTAAGGCCGGGAATATGGCCGAGTTTGGTGTAACAGGGAGTATGGTCGCGGGTTTGCTGTCCCAAAAAGGACAAAAAAGATATGAGAGTAAATGTAAGGCATACGCCGAGTGGCAGAGGGCATACGCCGAGTGGCAGAGGGCATACGCCGAGCGGCAGAAGGCAGACGCCGAGTGGCAGAAGGCAGACGCCGAGTGGCATAAGACAGACGCCGAGTGGCAGAAGGCAGACGCCGAGTGGCATAAGACAGACGCCGAGTGGCATAAGACAGACGCCGAGTGGCAGAAGGCAGACGCCGAGTGGCATAAGACAGACGCCGAGTGGCAGAAGGCAGACGCCGGAATTTTTTGGGGTGTTTTTGCGGATATTAAACACCGGGCTGAGGCGTGGAAATGAAACGCCTCTCGAAAGCACAGATTGACCAGGACGCGCGGAGTATCGTTTGCCGGTGGCAGGCGGTTTACGGGGCGCGGAACTTACGGCGGATTTATCTGGCAACACGGCGAGAGGTTTTGTTTATACTTAACGAATCGAAGAAACAAGTTAAGCGATTAGATAACAAACAAACTTCTGTCTAAATTTTTATAAACTAAACTTTGAAAACCCCACATCAGGGCAAGCGTTGGGGGATTAGGATAGAAGGATGCAGTTTGCCGGTGTCAGTGAAACCGGATTGGGATAGAGGGTTGGCACGGGTAACTATCCCAGAGATTAACGTGCTGACCCTGCAATCATAAAATAGGGGTAGCAATGGCCAAACGACTTATTACACGGCGGGAGGAGCAAATTTATCGGCTATGCCATCCCGATTTTGACGGCCTCCCCATCGACCAGGCTGCGAAGAAGCTGGGGATTAGCCGGGAAATAGTCCTCCGGCACCTGAACAGCGTCCGGCGTAAGGCCCCCCAGCTTTCACCCGTGCTTAATACCCGGCAGAAGTTGGTATTATCGCTCATAAAAGGCGGGCAAATAAACTCCATAACGATTGCGTCGTTGACCGGCATACCGGAAAGCACCGTCCGGGGGATAATCGCGGTTCTGGAGGTCAACGGTTTTGTGATGCCTAAATCTGAGACGCGGGGTTATACGCCCGGCTGCGATAGCCGGGTGATGGAGAGGTTTTGATATGAAATACGGGGTAGTAGCGAAACGGTATCGTCCTTCAGCAGGTCTGAGGTGAACAAACAGCATAGGAATATGCTCCGGTTGCAAACGTCTTATTATATGCTGTCGTAGCAGGTTCGACTCCTGCCTGCCCCATTAAACGCTATGTATAACTGGCAAACCAAAATCCAAGCAGTGCGCGGCGTCGGCCCTGTCCGAGCGAAAGAACTCGCGGGCCTCGGTGTCACCACGGTCGGCGACCTCCTCGAATACCGGCCAAGCGACTACATATTCCCCGGCACGACCCCCATCCGTGACCTCCGCATGGGAGAGCAGGCGTTGATACAGGGGACGGTCATTGATATTCGACGGCTCCCGACCCCGGCTCCGATAGTGGCAGCGATTGTCGAGGACGAGACCGGGAAGATAGGACTGACGTGGTTTAATCAGATTTATTTATTAAACTCAATTCAGAAGGGCACAAAGATTACGGTCTGGGGCAAGGTATCAGTATATAAAGGATTTTTACAATTCTCAGGCCCGAAGTTTAGCACGTGTAATTTCAAACAGAACGAGGTGGCCGGTGGTCTCTACGGCGTTCACAGCGAAACGATTCGGACGGCGTTAAGAGCCGTGCTGGCGGATGTCGAGATACTTGATTGGATTAACCCCAACCTGTGTGACCGGGCGGACGCTTTTTATTTCCTGCATTTCCCGGAAAACAAGCAACAATTAGAAGATGGGTTGGAACGCTTAAAATTTGACGAATTATTTATTCAACAGATGGCGGTTGCTATCAAGAGACGGCAACAGGCCCGGCAGGGGGCGGCGGTAATGGGGCTGGATAAACGAGAACAGGTATTGAGATATTTCCCGCATAAATTAACTAATGACCAAACTCAGGTCATCGCCGACATCTGCTCAGACCTATCAAGTGGCCGGGCGATGCGGCGGTTATTACAGGGCGAAGTTGCAAGCGGGAAAACTTATTGTGCTTTTTTCGCAGCGATGCTTGTTGCCCTTAATAATAAACGAACAGTCATCCTCGTCCCAACGACCATCTTGGCTCAGCAACATTTTGACACCCTTAAAAATTTTGGGCGGAATGACTGTTGCTTGTGGTTAGGGGGGATACAACCCGACCCCGGCTATTTGCCAAAGATTATAATCGGAACAACGGCTATTTTAAGCCGAACAGATATTCTAAAATTAACCTCTCTTGTTATAGTTGATGAACAGCACAAGTTCGGAACTCAACAGCGGGCTATTTTACAAAAATACGGTAATCCCCATTTACTGATGCTCTCAGCAACCCCCATCCCTCGCACACTTGTTCAAACGGTCTTCGGCGACCTCGACATATCGACCATCCGCGAAATGCCGATTAAACGTGGGGCCGTTGTGACCCGATGGGTACTGCCAGACCGCCGTGAAGGCGTTTACGAAGTAATTGACGAACAACTGAAACAGGGCCGTCAGGTTTACATTGTGTATCCCCGTATCGCCAGCGGCGAGGAAGATATGACTGGCGTGGCCGAGGGATACTGTGATATAACCCGGCGATTCGCTGATTACTCCGTTGCCAGCTTAACTGGCAGAGACATAAGCGAAGTTAAGACGGATACGCTGCGGAAATTCAAATCAGGAGAATACAATATACTTGTCAGCACGGTCATCGCCGAGGTGGGGTTAGACTGTCCGAACGCAACGGTAATGCTTATTGAGGGAGCCGACCGCTTTGGCTTGAGCCAATTACACCAACTAAGAGGAAGGATAGCCCGTTCAACCGAAACAGCGTTCTGTTTTTTAATGGCTTCCACCGCCAACGACACATCAATCGCCCGGCTTCGGACGCTGGAAAAAACAAACGACGGTTTCGAGATAGCCGAGGCCGACCTCCGGCTCCGGGGGCCGGGGGAATTATTTAATACCCGGCAGCACGGATTGCCTGATTTGAAATTCGCGTCGTTAGTGAATGACTACGACTTGTTGTTGGAGGCCCGCGAATTAGCGAAAAATTCTCTTGACAAACTGAACACGCCAGAGTATAATGGGGTTAGAAAAATGTTGGAAATTAAATTTCCGAAACTGGATATTGTAGGAGTTGGATAATGAATGAAGCAAAGTCAACAACAGAAATCCGATTTGGCCACCCCGAATTTTACAAACTGCTTGAACAAATGGCCGCACTACACAGCCGCAAGAACCACGATTACGCCGGGACTAAGGACCCGCTCCGCAATCTGAAGGCGTCTGAACGGATGGGTATAGCCCCGGCTATAGGCGTTCTGGTCCGATTACAGGATAAGATGAGCCGCCTTGAATCGTTTGCCCAACAGGGCGAGTTGTTGGTGAAGGATGAGTCGGTGGAGGATACGCTGATGGACCTTGCCGTTTACAGTCTGTTAAGTATTATCCTCAGACGAGAAGCAAAGGCAAACAGCCAGAAATAATGATACCCCGCACTATTTATCTTGATATGGATGGGGTTATCACGGACTTTTCCGGCGGCGTGATGAACCATTTCGGCCTGAGACGTTTGGGCTATACCACAAACGATATTAAACAGTGGAATTGGTTTGGCGATTTTGGTTTGGATGAAAAAGCCGCGTCAGAATTTTTATCAACCAGCCGCGAATTTTGGGCCGGCCTTGACTGGACCCCCGAAGGTAGAACCTTGTTTTCTGTCTTGCACCAGATATATGGGAAAGACCTCTGGCTTTTAACAACGCCGTGGGCGGACAACGAGGCGTGTAAAGGCGGCAAATTAGATTGGGTAAACAAAAACATCCCGCACATGGCCGATAGAGTAATTTTTAGCCTCGATAAGTCAAAATTTGCAACCCCCTGGAGCATACTAATAGACGACCGCGAAGAAACAGTAGAAAAATTTAGGGCGGCGGGCGGTATCGGAATCTTGGTTCCCCGAACTTGGAACTCAGGAGGAAAACGGATATGAGTAAGATTCTCGTAATTGGAGATTTGCACGAACCGTATACTCGCAAGGGATATTTCCCGTTCTGTTGCGACATCTATGAAAAATACAAATGCAATAAGGTTGTATTTATCGGCGACGTTGTGGACTTGCACTCAGTCAGTTTCCACGACAAGGAACCGGAAATGAAAGGCCCCCAAGATGAGATAGACGAAACTAAACTTTGCCTGTTCAAATGGGTTAAAGCCTTTCCGAAGGCAAGTGTTTGTACGGGCAATCACGATTCTCGTTTTGTCCGGCTCGCGTCTTCGGTCGGTATTCCGAAATCAATCTTGAAGACTTATGCTGATGTATGGGAAACTCCTAAATGGGACTGGGACTGGGATTTCGTTATCGACGACGTATTCTATATCCACGGAACAGACAACGGCGGCGAGCATCCGGCGTATAACAAGATGAAATCAATGGGTCTGAGTACCGTGATGGGTCATATCCATTCAGCCGCGGGAGTTAAATGGTTGGCCTCCCCAATTAAACGTATGTTTGGGATGGATGCCGGCTGCGGTATTGACGATAAACAGATGGCTTTTGCTTATGGTAAATTTGCCCGTCGCCGGTCGATTATATCCTGCGGTGTAGTTATTGATGGTATTCCATATCACGAAGTTTGTCCGATAGGTCCTGGCGAGAAATACGCGGACGAGAGGTTTTAATATGCCAAGAGCCACTGATGGTTGCGGCAAAACAAGCGACCCCCGCCCGGTTGATAAACAGAAATATGACCGTGGGTATCTGCGGGTGTTTGGGATACCCTGCGAGGATTGTAAAACAACGGGCGTATTGCCGGCGTTACCCGGAATCAGAACCCGGCATTGGTGCGAAAACTGTAACGGTCTTGGGTACATACCAAAAGATAAACCTAAAAGAATGAAGAAAGATGAAATACCTGATTAGCATAGCTGACATATTCACCGCTGTCGTCACGGTCCTGGTCATGTGGAACCACGCCGGGAGCCGGAACTGGTGGCTACTCTACGCCGCGAGTTCGATTATATTCGTTGCCCTGATGGCGTATAAACGCCTGCCGGGGTGGGCCATTGCCGGGGTTATATTCTTCTGTATTGGCATCCGTAATTTTATTGTGGGGGGTTGATATGATGAAGGTGTCTTATGAAATACAGGTGGATGCAGTAATTGTGGGCGGTGGGTTTAATCATACAAACATCTTAGACACTGTAAAAGAGGCGAAAAGATTGAAAAGAAAAAACCCGTCTTCTAAGATATTTATAAGGACGAATGTGTTTCAGTCGGCGAAATGGACGGAGATAGGGGCGGTAAAAATTTAATGGAATCCTGGCAACAAATTCTGGCTGACTGCGGATACCCGACCGAGATTTTAACGGTCGATTTCGAGTCCTATTTCGATGACGAGTACCACTTCCGCAAGGACGCCGCCGACGCCGTTGGCCTCTCGACTATTGAATATATTAACGACCCGCGGTGGGGGTTGACGGGGTTGGGTGTCGGAGCGAGCGTTAATTATTTCTGGGACCCCGAACATCTCGAAACCCGCCTACGGGAAATTCCTATAGACGAATATACCGTCGTCATCCAGAATAGTAGGTTTGACATCACCATCCTACAGACAAAATTCGGAATCGTACCTAAGTATATAATCGACATTAAAGATTTACACGCCCACTACGACGCCAGTGCCAGCCATAAACTCAAAGATATGGCCAAGGAGTTTGGCCTACAGGCCAAGGGCGAGACCCAGGATTTCAAAGGGTTACACTACGCCTCGATGACTGATGAACAGCGAAAAGCGTTGCAGGAATACTGCCTAAACGACGTAGATTTGGAAACGAAACTATTCAAAATCCTCCTACCAAAATTATCTAACCCGGCCTTTGAACTTAGGCTCCAACGTCATACCCTCGATATGTGGCTCCATCGCGGCTTTGATTTCGACCGGGACTTGGCCGATTCGCTTAAGGTCCAGATGTACGCTTTGACCATCGAAGCCGTGAATAAAACGGGGTTGGTTGATGAGAACTACGGGCGATTATATAATAAGTATTTCTGGGACGGTAAAAAAATCCCCAAGAAATTCGACGGGAAATCAGACGCCGCCGTGGAGATTATGATACGAAAAGAAGCCCGCGAGGCCGCCGCCACGGACCTCCGTGGAGATACGTTCGTGAAATTACTTCAAGTTCAGGGCGAACAGGTCGAATGGAAGGCCGGCAAACGTGGGAACATCGCGGCCCTGGCCAAGACCGATGACTACGCGAAATCGTTAATGGTCCACGGGAATCTGATTGTCCGCGATTTAATGACCGCAAGGCAGGCCGTGAAGTCCTGGCCCCTACATACGAAACGCATAACGAGTATGGAGAAACAATCTGCCGCAAATGGCGGGATATTGCGAACCCCTCTAAACTATTACGGCGGCCACACGGGCCGATGGTCAGGCGGCGAAGGGATTAACTTACAGAATTTAGGCGGAAAAAGTGCAACGATTGACCCCCTGATAGGCAAGATACGCGGCCTACTCCGCACCCCCGCCGGTTTCACGCTGGGTATTGGAGACTCGGCTCAGATTGAGGCCCGTGTGTTGGCTTGGCTGGCCGGTCAGGACGATTTAACCCTGGCTTTTGCTGATGGTAAAGATGTATATTCTGAATTTGCAGCCATTTTATTTAGAACCCCTGTGCGTAAAGAACGAAAAACCGACCCTCTTATAGTTTATTTAATACTGATGATTAAACGGGCTTTTGGTAAAAAAAGTATTCTGGGTTTGGGATATGGTATGGGGGTCGATAAATTCTATCAGCAATGTTTACAAGACAGTTCTTTACGCTCCGCATTTGATAGCGGTCAGTACAATCGACAATTTATACAGCGGGCCGTAGATACCTACCGCACTCGCTATGCAAAGATTCCCGCATACTGGCGGTCGGTAGAAACCGCGTTCAAACAGGCATTACGATTTCCACATTTACACCCCACAGTAGGACAAATAGAATTTTCGTGTATTGGTCACGAAGTCCAGATTAAATTGCCGTCTGGTCGAATACTGTATTACAGACAATGCAGCGTTAAAAATGGTGGGAATATATCCTATTTAGCCGGCCCTAAGAGGGAAAGTTTATGGGGCGGGTCTCTTTGTTTGGCCGGGCATACAGAAGTTCTAACAGATAGCGGCTTCTTATTTCTGCAAAATATACACCCGCAAGATAAAGTCTGGGACGGGAGTAAATGGGTGCCACATAGTGGACTGATGTACAAAGGGGAGCAGTCAGTAATAGGGTTAAATGGCATTGATTTAACCAGAGAGCATAAGATAATGTCAAATACGGGGTGGGTATATGCGGCAAAGGCACAAGGACTTACTTGGGCAAAAGTTTGGGGACCTAATAGTGTTAGAGAGCCTGGGGTCGAACGGGAAGAATTGGGCATGGCTGGTTCGTTGTCAGTGTGGGAGAGAATATGTCACGCTTGGAAAAGGCTTAACCAGAAAACGTGGAATACGTTCATGCCTTCAATGTTCCTCGCACAAAAAAGGAAAGAATCAAACGCACGGCATGACCCAGCATCCTGTTTACTGGGTTTGGCGTTCTATGTGCGACAGATGCGAATTGCCTTCACACCAGGCATAGAAAAATTATGGAGGGCGTGGGATACGGGTATGTCTGCGGTGGAAAGAATCATTTTTATGCTTCTGGGAGGATATGAGGAACGGCTATGCTCCGGGGCTTCAGTTAGACCGTATAAACAACAACGGAAACTACGAACCGGGAAACTGCCGGTGGGCGACCTTTGTACAACAGGCCAACAACAGACGCGGGAATCTGAATTTAGCCGTGAATATCCCAGCGTTGTCGAAAGAAACGGGCATTGGTCGAACGACACTATATTACAGACACCACCACGGGCTTCCGTTGCTCCAGTCTTCGACCTAATGAACTGTGGCGACAATAACTGTTTTACCGTTAAAGATGGGCAGGGGAAATTGCGTCTGGTGCATAACTGCGAGAACATAGTTCAGAGTGTCGCAAGGGACCTCTTGGGGTTCTGGATACTGGCCTGTGAAGATGCCGGATTGCCCGTTATTTTATCGGTGCATGACGAAGTGGTATGCCAAATAAATAAAAATAATTCCAAGATTTCTCTTGACAAACTGGAACAAATACTGTATAGTATTCCTGAGTGGGCGTCGGGCCTACCTGTGGCTGCTGAAGTTAAAGAATCGAGTGTATATTGTAAGTAGGATAAAACTATGAACCTAAGATGGTCAAAAACATTCGGACGCCAGGCGGGAAGTAACGCAATCGTTGGTCTTAACCTGCTCTATTGGGCACTCCCTCTGAGTATCGGCGGGCGAACCCATACGGTCACGTATTCCAAGACCCCGACCGGGTACTATCGCAGTATCAGCGTCGGAATTTTATGCTTCTCTATAACAATAACCTATGCGGAAATCAAAACAACAAAAATTTGGTAGGATTATCAGAGGGACTATGAACTGTAAAACCTGTGAAACCTGTAAATGGTGGAGTTGTGTATGCGGTGATAGCCGTGTAGGAACTGCAAAAGGATATTGCCATAGATTTCCTCCTACACGTCTCGATAAGATAGACGCAGATGGTCGTCATGCAATAACATCTAACCATGATTGGTGCGGGGAACACAGTGAAAAACCCTAAATCCAAAACCTTTTCCAAAATTGCCACGGCCTACCACCAACTCAAGGCCGGGGGCCGGCCCCGTGTGACCGGGGATGGGTCGATACCGACGACCCCCTGCGTGTCAGTCGTAGAACAGCCGGAAGCGGCGGTATTAGAAGAGTGTCTGGACTGGTTAAAACGGAATCGAATATGGGTCAGACGAATGAATGTGGGTAAAGGCACGCTGGGCCGGACGGGGTTTTTTACTTACGGGATAATTGGGTCGGCTGATATTACTGGCTTACTACGCAACGGCAGGCGACTCGAAATAGAAACCAAGGCCGGGAAGGGCGGGCGATTGTCCGTTGACCAACAGAGATTCCGGCAGGATATAATTGACAATAATGGGGTTTATCTTATCGTGCATGGGGTCGAGGAACTGGAATTTTTAATGAAAGGGGTTTTATGAACCCGGAAAAAGCATACTGTAATTATTGTGCGCACCAGAATTTTTGGGACGGCCGATTGTGTAATCACAATCCGTCTGATACATCATATAAACCCGCAACGAATAAAGTTGTTTGTCATTATAAAAACGCAAACAACGATTGTAAAGAGTTCAAACCGAAAAAAGGGAATAAATGGAGTAAATAATGAACACAATGTCCGCAACCTCAATCGGCTGTTTCAAAGCCTGTCCGATGCGTTATTATTACAGGTATCCCCTCGGTCTGGTCCCCATCGCTGAGACCGACGCCACCCGGATGGGCACGAATTACCATAAGATACACGAAATAGCCGACCTCACGCCGGGCGGGGCCTGTCCTGACTGTCGGGAGATAGGCAACGAGACCTGCATCTTGTGCGCTGGGACCAAGACGCTGCCTGATAATATAATGGACGCTGTTATCCGGCACCTGAATAAGTCCTACGCTCAGATGCCGATGAATAAGACCCCCGAAGAATGGGAGACTGAACGGATAACCCTCCTGTATTCGCTGATTGGCTACCAGTGGTTGTATCAGGACCCCGGCTACGTGGTTGAAAAACTCGAACAAAAGTTCCGTATCCCGCTGTTATCGCCTATCAGCGGGCATAAATTACAAGCCGAACTGATTGGTAAAATTGACCGGACGTTCAGTGCCGAGAGTAACCGATTTGTTCACGAATATAAATCAACCAGTAAGGGTATCGAACCTGACTCGACCTATTGGAATCACCTGACCCTCGATACCCAGACCCGGCTCTATACCTACGCCGCCCGCCGGTTGGGGTTGGGGCAGGTCGGGGTGCTGTATGACGTGTGGCATAAACCGAAGACGGCTCCTAAAAATCTTACACAAGGGGAGTCAGCAGAGTTTGTTAAGAACGGGATATACTGTGATACGAAATTTGAGATACACCAACCTCTGGTTGGCAACGCCGGCGACTATATGATTACAGTCAACGGCCAAACTGTTCAAGTCGAACCCGGCAAAAAACCCGGCACCTTCGCCATCCGTGAGACCCCCGAAATGTATGGGGCGAGGTTACTGCAAGACATCACGATACGTCCTGACTATTATTTCGCCCGCAAGGAACTGGCTCATAACGACGATGACATCAAGGCGTTTGAATGGGAGTTGTTTAATATCTATACCAGCATCAGGATGATGGCTAAGAGTAATTCGTGGTACAGAAACGAGGATTCTTGCGAATCGAAATATAAATGCGATTTCATCAATTTTTGTTACAACCATATTAACATAGGACCCCAGGACATACCTGATGGGTTCCAGAAAAGGAGTGAATAATGCCCTCAATAACCCTAACCCGATGCCCCGGCCCGGCCCGGCCAACGGCCCAGGCCCAGAGGTCTCAACCGTTGGCGATTAAACGATGGACTGATACCCACTCCGGCGAAAAGATTATTGTGTACGGAGAGACGGGTATGGGTAAGAGTAGCCTGTCTATCCTCGCGCCGAAGCCGGTATTTATTCCACTGGATGACGGTGCCCGAAAACTCAAGCACCCGAATGGCGAGAGACCGATGTATCTGCCAAACACTGATACAACGGGTAACGAGATTCCCCATACGTTTCAGTCCGTTCGTAACGCCCTGAACGCTTGTCTCACGCTGGACTGCGAAACGGTCGTAATCGACACGGCGACTATGTTGGAATATCTGGCCGAACAACACGTCCTGACCACGATACCAGCGGCCCAGGGGGCCAAGGCCGTGAACATCGAGTCGTATGGATACGGCAAGGGGTATAAGCATATCTATGATACGATGCGTTTACCGCTCCTTGACTGTGACCGGTTAGTGGCTATGGGTAAGAACGTAATTCTCGTCGCCCAAGGAACCAACAACCGAATCTCGAATCCGGGCGGTCTTGATTATCTGTGTGACGGCCCCCGTCTTTACAACGGCAAGCCGTCAGTGTTGTCGATGTACTGTGAATGGGCCGACCACCTGCTCCGCGTAGCGTATGAACAGGTCTCGGCGACCAAGGAAAAGAAGGCCACAGGGACAACAACCAGGGTTATATACACAAAACCCGAAGTATATTTTATGGCGAAGTCCAGAACGGTGAATGAAAATCCGGTATCGTTCGCCACGCCGGCGGACGATAGTATCTGGCAGTTTGTATTTAAGAAGGGGTAATTATGGAAAATAAAAGTTTGGACGAGTTAGCAGAGGAAGCGATAACAGCAGTATTTTCAGACCGGTCAGTTTCGCAAATAGAAACGAACGACCGGCTCAACGAACTGATTGGGTTTATACGAACAATGCAGGACACGCTGGAATTAAATTAACCGCGGTTATTAACAATTTTTGAAAGGGGTACCAGTATGTTAATCAGTCAAGCAGGGTATTACAAAGGAACAGTATTAGACGGCGGGGTGGGAGAGTCCAGTGGCGGATTTCCCCAGTGTAATCTCGCCCTCAAGGCCACCGAGGTCTACGACCCGGAGACTGATTCGTGGCTCCCGGCCAACCCGGAGGCCGATGAAATCAATTACTATGGGACTCTGATGCAGAGGATTGATACAAAGCAACCAGCCAGTATCACCAACTGTACGGAAGGGGCTAACGCCAAACAGGTTAAGAAAATTTTTGGTTGGGACGGGGCGAGTTATGCCGAATTACAAACCCTTCTTTTGCCTGATACGCCAATTCAGTTCCGGGTAGAACCCAATACCTATAACGAAAAGACCACATTACAGGTCAGTTGGATTGATGAACCCGGTGCCTCCCCGGTCCGTGGCGTTCGTAAACTCGACGCTGATGGGGTGAAGGCTCTCCAGGCGAAATACGCTGGGGTGTTGGCCTCGACCAAGGCTCCGAAGAAGGCCGTATCGGCCCCGGTAAAGGCCCCAGTAACATCGGATACCGTGGTGAAAGAGGTCGTGGCCGCTCTAACACCCACTAAACCGACAACAGCCCCCCCGAAACGGGCAGGCCGCCCCGCCGGGAAACCCGTTGCCCCCAACACCAACGTGGGAAAATGCACAGCCGATGAGGCGTGGGCCGCGGTATCATCGTTGAAACGCGATGACGTGACCGACGAGGTATTGACGACTGAATGGACAACAGCGATTCAGACCGTGACCGGCGATATAAATACCGCCGAGGAAAAGATTACGCCAGAGAACTGGTTCCAGATTAAGGAATTGGTGCTGGCGAAGACAGCCAAGGTTTAAGAGTTTAGTGACCAGCGTCCCTGACACGGTGGGATAGGGGGTTCGACTCCCCCTCGCTGGTTTTATGATTAAACGGCTTATCTGCTGGCTACTCGGCCACGACTACGACTGGCGTATGCGAACCCACCGCGACGGGACCGAGGACACACGGGACTACTGTAAACGCTGTGGCTGGATTGGGGAGTGGTGGTGATGCTGATATGTGGTGATGCCCTGACAGCGATGAATAAAATGAGGCCAAAGTCTGTAGACCTCGTATTCACCAGCCCCCCCTACGAAGACTGCCGGACCTACGGGATTGGCTTCGACCTCAAGGGTCAGGAATGGGTCGATTGGTGCGTGGCGTGGATTGGTGCGGCCACCCGCGTCTGCCGGGGGTTGATAGCGGTTGTGGTCGCAGGGAAAACAAGGAATTATAAATGGTCCGCGACCCCGGCGTTACTGATGGCTGACCTGCATCGGGCGGGGTTTAATTTGCGAAAACCCCCGATTTATAATAGAATCGGGGTGTCAGGCTCTGGTGGCCCTGATTGGCTGCGAAGTCACTGGACAAACGGCAACGCCGAACTATGCCTGTTTGCCAAACGGGGGCGTCCCAAACGAATATGTAAATCAGTAAAACAAATTCAAATATGGCCGCGTGGCCGGCACTCCGCCAAACCCCCGCAAATACGGGACGAGATTATTCGGTTGGTCGGCGACCTCCCCCGCATAGAACTGTTCGCCCGCACCAAAACTCCCGGCTGGGACGTATTTGGAAATGAAGTCAAATCAGATATACAACTGGAAACAAATAATGCCCGACCTTAAAATATACGACAAATACCTCGATAACGTGAAGCACTACCCCGCCCTCCTCCGGCCATACGCTGAAAGCAGGGGGGTAAGTATTATGTCCCTCCACGCTCTGGAGGTGGGATACGCCCCGGTCAATGAATACGGACATGCGGCATGGGTCTTTCCAGAACGAGACGAGCGCGGAGAAATTATTGGCGTCCAGTTTCAACGGTTAGACCCCCATGCCCTAAAACTCCCAATCAAAGGTTCTAAGAGAGGATTAACTTATGTCAACAAAACCCAAGAAAATTATGAAAAGAAAAACTGGATGCGCGTGTCGAGAGAAAATCCCTGTAAACTCTGTGGAAAAACCGACGGATGTATGTATCCCGATGGAGAAGCCGACGACCCTGCCGCTGTCGTCTGTGTACATATATCAACAGGGTCTATTGGGCCGTTATCGCCCAATTCGCCCGGTTATTTACACATATTGGATAAACAGCGAAACTCAACCAGACGTAAGAGTTTATTTGGCCTATCCCCATCCCCGCATCCTGTCCTTGTTGTCGAAGGGGCGTCAGACGTGGCGGCGGCTTTCGACCTGGGTTTCGTCGCTGTGGGCAGGCCGTCAGCCGAAGGTGGAAAGAACCTCTTGGGAAATCTTGTTCGAGGACGGGCAGTCGTTGTTTGTGGCGAGAACGATTCCGGGGCTGGCAGGACGGGGATGGAGTCTACTTTTGCGACTCTACGCAAAGTTTGTACTTCGGTCTCTAAGGTCATGCCCCCCGGAGGAATCAAGGACCTCCGGGCTTGGAAACTTGCCGGACTGACCCAATCCCAATTCCTCGACTATATAAAAACTACCGGTGATTCGGCTCTCGACCCCACCATTTTCGAGGACGACATCGCCTATACCATCGCCGAGGAATGGCTAAAGCGTGAAAAAACCACAAATGGCAAGTTAAATTTACGTTTATTCCGCAAAGAATTTGTAGAGTTTACTGGTCAGTGCTACGAAGGCATCTCTGATGAAAAAATCCACGGTGAGTTGTATAAGTTCCTCGCAAAGAAAAAACATCTTAACAAAGACGGAACTGTTGTTCAGTATAAACCCACGCGTGCTAAGATATATGATGTACGAGATGCTTGCAATGCGTTCTGTCTCGTTGATGCCGACCCGCCAACGTGGTTCTGCCCGGATAAATCTAAACCCAGCCCAAGTCGCCTTATTACTTTTCACAATGGGGTCCTCGATATAGACAAATACTCAAAAGACGAGATATGCCTCTATAAGCCATCGCCCGACCTATTTACGTTTACTGTATTACCATACGATTTTAACCAAGAAATAAACTCTACAATATGGATTAAATTCTTAGAGGAAATTTTCAATGGCGACCAGGAAAAAATCAAGTTGCTCCAACAATGGTTCGGTTATAACTGCGTGCCGGACATGTCTTACGAAAAACTCATGTTGTTTACTGGATGTCCCCGGTCCGGTAAATCTACGACGCTTGAAACGCTGCAAGCTATGCTTGGAGACCGTAATTGTTGTGAAACTTCTTTCCAAACTCTCGCGGGTCCGCATGGTTATCACCCGCTTATTGGAAAATTATCCGCGATTATTGGCGATGCTAAATCTCCCCGCGCTGGCGAAGCAGAAGCGGTTCTCGAAAAAGTCCTCCACATTACAGGCGGCGATGCGGTCTCGGTAAATCCTAAAAATAGAGACATCCTTCCCCTGATACGTTTGTTCTGCCGGTTCACCATTGCAATGAACGACCTACCCGCCTTCACCGACCATAGCCGGGCTTTGGAATATCGCACGAATATGCTCACGTTTGAAAACTCATACGTTGGCCACGAGGACCGGGGCCTCAAGGCCCGGCTCAGGAACGAGGCGGCGACCGGGGGGATAATTAACTGGGCCTTGGAAGGATTGAAATCGCTATATCAGTCGAACAATTTCTTGCTGCCTGCGTCGTCGGAAAAAGCATTACAGACGTTTAGGGAGTTAGTATCGCCGTGTCAGGTATTCGTTGAACAGTGTATCATAAAACACGAGGGGCTGTTTGAGTCTACTGATTACTTATACGAATTATGGCGGTGGTGGTGCAAACGAGAGGGCCGTAACGAGGGACTAAAAGCCACATTTATGAGGAGTTTAATAGCGTCGTTACCCGGACTAAAACTGGTCCGGTCGCGTAAAGGTATTAAACAGGAAAAAATTGCCCTTGGTATTCGCGTTAATGACTGGGGGCGGTCTGAGATTTTGAAGGGGTAATAGGATGAAACTCATTACAAAGAATAAGTGGCGGGCTATCCTAATAACGGTCGGTAAATCGGCATTTAAGAATCTTGGCCTGTGGAACCTTTTTTGGGGGACTGATATATTCATAAACAAAATACCGTGTCTAAAGGCATTAGTACTAATCAATTTTATTGTATGGCTGATAGGATGGTTCAATCTGTGAGATTCTCCTCCCGCCAAGACCTAATCGAATGGGTGCGAGACCACGCCCCCACCCCCAGTCTGCGACACGCCCTGGACCGAGCCGAGGTCACGGTCTGGGGTCTATTCGAGGGAGGTTTTATCGTGGAAGTCGGTAAATTTATTTTGGGAATTAGACCCCATCGGGAAAAGATGGGAGAGTGGGTCTGTGGATTTTTAACAAGTATTCCGTGGAAGTCTTATATGGGAGGGGATACCCCGTTGACTGGAGGGGACCATCCGGCTGAGGCGGCTACCCGGAAATCGTCTTCGCCAGCCAAACGTGCTTAATAATCTCAACGATGGCATATACGGCATAGGGGATTATTGCCAGGACCAACCCCGACGCCAGGACCCAGAGCCAACGGTCGGTGTGGGCCAGGTGATTTATAAGTAAGGAATTAGTACGAGACGCCTGTCCCTGTACAACAGTAACTGCATCCAAGATGTTTTTATGTTCGAGAGCGTTGGTTTCAACATCCTGTTCTCGTTGGGTTTCCACCCGAATCAATCGTTCTTTAATTGTTTCGCTTTTCATAGTTATCGTCCTTCCTGTGGTGGATTTCCTTCGCCGCGTTTTAATGCGTATTCCGACCATATCAGCCGGCGGGGGTCCTGAGTATTTTGCATCCATAGGTCATACGCGCCCTCAAGAGTTCTAACATCTTGAGCCGACGGGTATCCCGTTACCCCGCCTATGGTTATCGCGGATTTTTTCAATAGCAATCTGATGGTTTTTGCTTTTTCATCGTCATCCATTTCGGCCCATCGGGGGAGTTTTTTCGCCTGTTGATATACTCCTAACAGGCCGTCCCACGCTGTAGCAGATATGAACCCATGGTCAAGTCCGGTTAATAGTCGATTGATAAGAAAGGCACCTATGATAGTGGGTCCGGCAAGATACATAGCCATATCGACTGCCGTTTCCTTCAAATCTTTTTGCGGTCTGCCGCGGGTGATTGCGCCGAGTAACAAACCGGGGATAATCTGCCCCACGGCCACTCGATATGCAAATTTACCCCATCCTATTTCCCCGTGTCTTTTTGCACCGTAAACATCATATACCCAAGCGTTGCCGAGAGTAGAAGTCTCGCGTGTAAATACGGCAATCTGTTTGGCCAGTTCCCCGCCCCTATACAACATAGGTAGGTCTTCTTTGTGCATCAAGGATTGCGTTTTTATAACTACATTATCAGCGTATTGCGCAGCCAATTTTTCATCGCCTTTGAATAATTTATCGAAGGCATAATCGTGAGTTATCTTCCAGACCAGATTGGCCGTAATTCTATCTACTGACCCATAAAAATTCATACTTTTATGGTCGAGCCGCCGTTGTAATGTTTTCTGGATGTCCTTTTCCTTGAATAATAGACGGACATCCCGACCCTCGGCCCGGTCTTTCATTGCAAGGGACTGGTTTTCCACTTCATTATTCAGAGTTTTATAAGCGTTAATTCCAGAAAACAGTTTTCCTACTTCTTTAGCGGCATACGGCAAATAACCGGGTTCGTCTTTCATTGCAGTAAAAAACGACAACGGTTGTTTCATCGTCATCAGGATATTCCTGGCCGCCGCGAACGCCGTTCCTTTTTTCCTGGTCCAGGCGAATAGTTTTTCCACGCCGTTCTGGACTTGTTTTTCCTCAACCCCGCCACGAATTTTACCCTTCACAAATTCTGTAAGTATTTTACTACCTTGGCCAAACGTGCGATTATCCAATTCTGCCCGGAATTTGGCGTTGGACATTAGACTGGACATCCCTTTGGCAAACGGGGCCATTTGAATAAATCTATGAACCCTTGTTGAATTGTTCATCAACAGTCCGATAAGGTCCATATTTACTTTACCGGTCGCGCCCTTTTGCCGGGTCATTAACATCCTGCTTTCGGGGGACATAGACCCTCCTGTAGAAACTTCGGCGAGAGCGTCTACTAAATCAGGATTAGCCTTAGAAGACAGGTATTGTATGGGTAGGTATGGAAATTCTCGTTTTAACTCCGACGGTTTCCAACCGGCACTAAGTGCGGCATTGAATAACGGAGAGGTAAGGGCGTCCGTGTTCTTAACCGCGTAGTCAATAATAGAACGCTCTTGCGGGGTAAGTGATTTTTCTATAGCCGCCAATTCAGGTTCTGAAATAAATGATAACATTACTTCCCGTGCGTTGGGGTTCATACCTTGTATGGTTAAATACATCTTTTCAGACGGGGAGTATTTCTCTTTAACCCCCTCTATTTTTTCTGGTATCCATAGTTTTTCCCAGTTTCCCTCCATAGTGGTATTAAGAAAATCAGCCAGGCTTTTTTGGTCATCGAGAGCAAATTTTCTCGCCAAAGCAGACTTTTCTGACAACGGCCCCCACACCAGTCGTTTCCACGGTCCGTTGGGATTTCTACCATCGAGCGCGTCAAAGAACCTGAAGGGAGCGCGTTCCAACCCCCATACCCTTTCGCGGACAGTTTTCTTGGTCTCGTATACTATTTTACGCCATAGTGAGGGGTGGGGTTCCTGTAATTCTGTGACGTTGGGTTTGTTTCTTTGTAGCGCGGAAATTAGTTCCTCAGAAATGCCCGCGGGTTCCGGTCTCTTGGAAAGGTCTATACCGGCCTTAGCGGCCTCGGCCTGCATCCCCTCGACCACCAGCCGGGCCTCTTTAACCGACATATCCTTCATTGAGATTTTGCCAGTTATGGATTTATTGAAGTCCATACGTTGGGCATCGGTCCATCCCAACATATCAGGGATAGAATGGCCTTGTTTTTTGGCTTGGGTCAGACTTAACCGACGGGGTTTCGGACCGGGTTCCGGTGCCCCTGGGGCGGCCACGGGCGGGACGGTGGGGAGTTTCTGGGGTGGAAGATACTGGTCGCGTATTTCCGCCGCCCGTTGGGATTCGGGAGACCCAGGAATCAGCGGTTGCAATAAATTTTCAGCGGCCAACGCCTCGTCAACCGTTGCCCATTTGTTTACCGGCGGGGGGACTACAGTTTCCTGTTTCCCCCCAGTTTCCTGAATAGGAACGCCCCCAGACGGCCCCGGACCTTGCGGGGGGACTGATACCGCCCCCGTTTCAGGGAGTTTTTCGTTACCCAACAGGGCTGGTGTTTCGGGGGACTGTGGTGTAACTGTCTGTTTTATTCTGGCCTCTAATTCAACAGGGTCAACCTTGGCCAATTCAGGATTCTTAACTATGGCGGCCTCTCTGGCTTTACCAAATAAACCTTGTTGAGCGAGGCCAACGGCCTCAAACCCTAAGACTTGAATCCCCGATTCTAAAACATTCTTAGTTGACCCACCCTGGGCTGCGGTCAAACCCATAAAGCCGCCAGTCGTCAAAGGGATACGAAACCAAGGATTGGGGACTAACTTACCAACAGTTCCTACGGCGAGTCCGGTTGCCCCAGATTTCAATGTATTCGCCAGTTTACCAGATAAGTAATCGCTCCACGGTTGTTCCGCCTCGGCCCCTGTGGGCAACTGGACGGCCTCTTGCAGGGCAAATTTACCTGCCGTTTTTAGAACACCCGCGCCTTTAATAGGCAGTGCAGCAAACTCTGAAATAGTCTTACCAATATCAGCCCCTATACCAATGTATTTCTTGGGGTCTGTTAATTTCAAATCGTTCTGGGCCTTATCCATCGCCTCATACATTATTGGGATTGCATCGGGATGGTCAGGATTTATGTATGGGGATAGTTTTTCGAGAACAAATCTACGTAGGTGGATGGGGTCTAACCGGGCAAAGGCCATTGCCCCGGCAAATTGGCCAGTAGGGGCGGACTTAATACTGTCTGCCAGTTTAGAAACAATCTGTTCCCTATTAGGTTTCGCGGGTTCTGGTTGTTCTAATTCGTATCCTGTTGGAGGCGTAACTGAAACGACCGCGGGTTGGTTTTCTAATTCAAACCCCTCTGGGGGATTTATCTGGCTATCTGCCACGTTTTACCCCCGTCTACAGATTGTATTCGCTGGCCCGTTTGTTTATTTTTAGCATATACGACGGGTTGTAAATTCGTAGGGTTCTGGGGAGTTGAATTAACCCCCTGTTCAAACGGGGATATTCTCTTACCTGTCACTTTCTGACCAGCCACCCCCAATAGTTGGCTACCGTATGGCCTGGATGCCATAAGTTCGGGGTCGTTGGCCAACAGGCCCTTCCAAACTTTATCCGCCGCGGGTTTGGCGGCTATAACAGCATCCCACTGTATGTCAAATGCCTGCTTTTCGCTCGTATTCATCTGGTCGTCGTAACCGTAGGTGGCCCGGTCTGTAAGGTATTCCTGTTTTAATTTTTCAGGGTCGTAATAATTACTACTCATCCACGGGGCCACATACGCCCGGTCCCTGGACCCGGCGAACTTCTTGCCTAACGCCGTCATTTCCCCAGGGGTCATCCGGCCCCTCGGTTCCTGGGCCATCTTAAACGCCCCCGCCATGTGAGGGGCGGCAATCTTCCACTGGGTCTGTTGGCCCAACGTGGGGTCCACAATCCCGGAATCTATGGCAGACTGAATACCATTTAATTGGGTGCGAACGTCAGCGAGTTTATAGTTTTCCTTATCATAGTCCGCCTGTAATCCAACTAACAGTTTATTATATTGTTCCGGGGGCATACCAGTCCTACGCATCCGTTGGGCCTGTTCGGCAAATCGTTGACGGAGCGTATTGGATTGTTGTTCTATTACGGCGTAGGGAGAACTGGCACCAGACCGGACCGAGGGAGTAACAGGGACGCTCTCTGCGGCAATCGTTTTAGAAAACAAATCGAGTTTACCGCCCGTCGTCGAAGGATAATATGTATCGTTACCAACGACTATCTTGCCATTGGGGTTAAGAACGTAACCGGGACCGGGGGGGAGGGCCGAGCCGGGGAGGCCGGTATCCTGTTGAAAGGCTTGTTCGATTTCGGTTCGAGGGTTATAGGGCATATTATTAGTCCTTTATGCCCAATAGGGCACATAAACCGTTGTTCCGTCTGACTTTTTGAATGGCATCCAGCCCGCATTTGCCGTTAATAGGTTGGCATCTTTCGCCACAATTACAACCGTCCCTGTGCTATTTGCCGTTATGGCGGTGCTGGTTTGAAAGTAAGTTCCTGTTACTATATTATTAGATGTAATCTGACCTGAAACATCAAGACGAACTGTTGGTGATGCAACGCCGATTCCTACGTTTTGGGCACAGTCAATAACAACGGCATCGACTTCAACGCTCGTTGCAGCGTCAGTAAAAGTTGAAAATACAATTTTGCCTGGGACTCGACCACTGCCGATAGTTCCCATACAATCAACTCTAAAACGTGCAGCGTTTTTTGCCGTTAAATCGTCATCATACCCCTGAAATGCAAAATGGCCAAGTCGGTCGCCGGTCAAAACTTTTGCTATAGCTGCTAATGTTCCTCTGCCCCTTATAAGAAGGTTTAGTGTTCCTAAAGTAGCACTTCCTGTTCCTGAAGCGGGGGTTGCAGTAACTAATCTGAAACCAGTAGTCCCGTTTCCGTATGCCTGAAAAGCATTTACGTTATTATTATCAAGAGTAAAAGCGGGGTCGTCGCTAATCAGAAATCTTGTTCGCCCAGTTGGTGTAGTATCTATCTTAGCAATTAAAACTTGCGGGTTATCATCCGTATCGTCCAGTAAAATATCAATATTTGGGAGATAAAAATTTATTTCAGAGACAGCTCCTGCTCCGCCTGTTGATAAACCGCCTTTTAAGATGAGATTACCACCCGATAATGACGCCCCGCCCGATTGTGCTCCACCGGCAGATATTGTAAAGTCGTTGCCTGCACCGGAAGTAGCCCTGCCGTGTAGAATCTGCCTTGCCGCAGTCCCGCCGAAATTGTAATCACCAAGCAGAGTTACGTTTGAGCCGTTGAAAGTGTGGTTGGCAGAATACGAAAAACCTGTTCCATTGGCATACGGAATATAAGTATTAGTTCCAAAACTATCGAAAGATTTAGCAGTAATTATACCGCCAGAGGTCGTTAGGTTTTTAACTATTCCTGTAGCGGAATCTGATATTCCAGCAGTTCCATTTACGTCATACCAATTATCTGTTCTTATACTACCGGCAACGTGCAACTTTGCACTTATTGTTCCTGTTCCTGTTCCAATGCCCACAGATCCAGCACTATCAATAGCTATTCTACTCGCATCGGCAGTAGAGTCGTAAAAATGATATGAACCTGTTTTCCAAGATGGGTTTGCTATGTGTTTATAATTGTGTGTTCCTACATCAGTTGATTTAAGTTCAAAAGATACTTCACCGACCTTTTGTAAAAGCAATCCCCCACTATGAAGTTCCGAAGTATTGATTGAACCGCCGTGTCCAATATATTCAAATACATCCCCATAAGACGTAACCGCACCGGCAAATGTTCCACTGATATTTGCAGTTACCGAAGAATACTTATTTGCTACATTTTCGACATTCGTGAGTAACGCTGTTCCAATATCAACGCCTTTTGCAAATGAAGAAAAATAATTTCCTCGTATGGATATTCCCTCAGAAGCAACTGTAAATTTTATAGCTGTTGGAGTTAAATTTGTCTCTCCTACAAAAATGTTTCCAGAAATTTCTCCGCCAAAAAGATTGGCTAAAGTCAACCAAGTCCACGCTGCCACCGCAGTAGCGTCTGCACAAGTATTGCCTTTGAATACAAATCCGTGAGTCGGATTCCCTCCTGTCATAACAATAGCAGCACCAGTAGAAGTAGTAGATTGAGCAAAATAAGACGCACCATCTATTGTCCAGCCGCTGCCAGGATTAAGAATTGCCGCAGTAACATAGGCGGCAAATTCACAATTACTGATATGTGTGCTTGTGGATGTGCCGGGTGCTCCGTGAATATGATATGTAGAATTTATGAATGACGACCTGCGAATATCAACTTCAATAGTTGTAGCTAAATCAATCAGATATGTTGCACTTGTTACCGCAATACCGCCAAATGAGCAATAATCAATGATAACCCTTGCTGTTCCGGCTAAATCTACAAGTGTTCCGGTAAAAGACCCGCTTGTATAAACAATCTTTATGTTTTGAAAACTTATACTTTCGGCAGAACCAAGAGTATAAATGAATTTGGATGCTGTTCCACTATAAATAATACTACAACCACTGGTTGTTCCAACTGCTGTTTGACTTTCTCCTTTGAAATGTATTCCGTGAGCAGTATTGGGGATTGTTAATGCACTTACACATTTATAATTGCCATTTGGGAAATAAACTGTTCCACCGTTGGCAGAAAAAGTTGCTTGAATTGCGGCCTGAATAGCCGCAGTATCATCTATAACTCCATTTCCAATAGCACCGTAATCCCGCACATCAAACACTATGGGCCTTTGATAATCCGTTCCTGCAATAGCATTTTGAACAACCCCCACAACTCTCTTCAAAATCCCTGTAGAACTATTAAGAGTTAAACCCGCAAACGTAGGAGAACTGGTTGGACCCATAGTTTGGCCCACAACGCGACCAGTCAGGTCGTTGATTATTCGTTCGAGACCTATCCAGTCACCGGCAACAAGTTGATATGTCTGTAAACCCATTCTTTACTCCCACAGTTTATCTGGGGTGTATGCCTGCCACGGCGCGCCGGCGCGACTAATTTGATACCCGGCGTAGTCGGTGGGGGCCAAAGAGGCGTATCCGCCGCCTTCCGGTTGATTCCATTGAGAACCGAAATTCGGCTGATTGTATCCCTGGGAGTCTGATGAAGAACCAAGGGCGGGTTGACCCCAATTATTATCCCACCCACTCATCCCGCCGCCGGCCCCTTGGTTTGAGGTTTGTCTACCCATCAACGAGACGGCAGCATTCATGTCGGCGATTGCGCTCTGTTTCTTCAATGCTTCGGTCTGCATACGTTCCTGGGAAGCTATACCCCCAAACTGACCATACAACGAGGATAAAGCCTGCATTGCCTGGGCCAGAAAGTTTGTCCGGGTATCTTCAACTCCAAGTTTGGCTTTAGCAGTATCACTGGCTATTCGGGTACCGGTAGATGTGGCCAGGGAACCAGAACTCATACCGCTGGCCACAGCGTCCGATGCGGCCTTGGCCTGGGCCTGGTTGGCCTGGGCATCGATTATGGCGTTCTGCCCGGCTCCATAACCGCCGCCCTGGCGGAACAGTTTAATCATTTCCTCCAAGGTATTTTTTGCCGGATTAAAATAAGCGTTTATCGCCGGTTCCGGTCCGTATACTCCCAAACTATTTTTCTTAGCCATTATTTTACCCGTCCTATTTCCGAAATATCGGCATCAATTTTTTCTATACTAAAACTTGAATCTATTGTGTTATTAGATATTACAACTGCCACGGCCCCGTCCAATAGTTTCTGGCGTAGAGAGGGCAGTAGAGAATCAGTAGTAAACGTCTTAAATGTTTTGGGGGTTATACCCGATTTCAAATCGTCAATCAACTTGGCAGCGGTAGGCGCTGAATACAACCCAACAGACAACTTATCAGTATCAATTCCTGTTCTTATTGACAGTTCATTCAATTTTATCTTGCTCCTAACACCTTGGGCCGTCACCGGACCAAGTGTTACGTAACTGTCGATGGCCACGTCTGAATCATCGGCGGCAACGTCAGACTTAGTGGCCTCGTCCCACCGACGTATGTATCCGTCGTAACTGCCAATCAAACAAGTTCGTTCGGAGGCGGTTCGGGAATCAAAATAAAACGATGATGCCGGCAACTGGCCCACTTGATATTTTTCGGGGAATACGCCGCCAGTCCTTAAATCCAACCACATCGCCGTATGCCACGCCCCGTCCTTCTGACTTATTGTTATCTGTATGCCATAACGGTCTTTATCATACGTCATCGCAATTCGGTCAGTTCCTCGGTTAGTGGCTATCGAGGCCAATAGTTTAGGCACCCGGTCCTTGGTCACGTTTGTGGCCGGTAAACTGTTTAATAGTGATTCATAAGATATAGTATAAATCCCATCATTACCCACAAAATACAGGTTGTATTTGTCGTCCCAACAGTACGACGTAGAACTAAATATGCCAGTATTATCCGTTAGAACAGTAAAAAATCCGTTGCGGAGGGGGTCTGACCGCAATAGATACATTTTATTGACGCAACCAAAGATGACAAACAAATCCTTATTGGGTATAATTGCTACAATCTGGTCCCCGACCAGTCCGGCCTTTTCCGCGGCTTGGCTGTTACAGGCACTGGCCACGTCGTCCACAACCAACGCTAAATCGAGGGGGTCGTTTATTCGAGTGGCGAACCATTGGTGGGGATGAAATTTACTGTTCATAAAAATACGACCGAACGCCAGGGCCATTATGTCTGACCCACCATCGGGAAACTCTCCGGCGGTCAGGGTCCAGTTTAGCCAGTGGGGGGGATAGACGGGGGCAGCCGGAACCAATGTAACGGCGGACGTGGCCCCCACTATCTCGGTAGTGGCTACAAACGGGACCTCAGTAGTCCGGTATATTAGATTCCAAGTCTCGTCGCCGCCGATTCCTTGATTCGTAAGGGTCTCGTAAAATATCCCCTCGGCTATAACCTCTGGGTCCCCGCCCTGGTTTTGAGTGACCGTTTCTCCTACGGTAAACGCTGCGGACGGCGTACCCACTAAACGGTCGTTAATAAAATCCAACTTGTGATAACCTGAGTCGTGTATATCTAACAACTCACCACTGGCGTCATACCGAGGCCTCCCATCAGCGAAATAAACCCGTTGGTATGCGCTACATACGGCTATCTGGCCGCTGCAATCGAGGTCTCCGCTTGAAAATCCATGACTGGAGTCTAATGGAGTTAAAGTAGGCATGTTTCTTTATTATTCCTCGTAATGTATGCTAATGCGTTTATAAGCAAGTCACTGTCGTCATAAAAATATCCCAAACCCCTATTACATTTATTACACAATAATCCCCTTACTCTCCCCGTCTTGTGGTCGTGGTCTACAGATAGAGGCCGCAAACCCCCTTGGTTCCGCGTTGTTTCCGGCTTATGACAAATAACACATACCCCATTCTGTGTCTTTAGCAAATTATCGTACTCCTCAAGGGACAACCCAAATTCCCTTTTGAGTCTAACCCCCCGTTTTCTGTCCCTGTTTATGCGGCGATACTCTCTACGCCGTTCTGGATTGGCACGATACCATTTACGCCCTTTGGCCAATAGTGTTTCTTTATTTGCTTTATAATACTCCTTGGCCTGGGCGTTCTTTCTACCTTTGCCTTTTTCCCGCGATATTTTTATTTTATCCGGGTGTTTCATACGCCACTTACGGGCATAGACACGTTGGTACTCTCGGCGTTTTATTTCGTCCTTAAAAGGCATTATTTATTCTCTTTTTTCTTCCGGGTCAAGTAATCGTGAATCTGTTTCGTCATCTTCTGAACCCAGTTCAATTCCTGGTCCGGGGCCGGTGTGGCCGGGACGTTGGCATCGGGCATTTTATTAGGTTCGTTTTTCAAACCTTGGGCCTTTCCCAATGTGACCCTGCGAATCGCGGGGTTGTTCAACATCTCGTTGTCCGCGGCAACCTGGTCCGCGGCGGCCTGTTTTTCTTTTTCTGTCATTTTATGTCTCCTTAAAGTAAATTATTCCAAGTCCGTCGGCATCAAATCCAACGGCAATTAACGTATTATTATGCAAGGTATCGTCGTCTTCAATGGCGACGGGTCTGGGCTCTGGAAAATCCATTATTTGAGGGGGGTCGTCTGGCATTATGTATCTCCGTAATAAATTTCACCTTCTTCTCCAATGGCGATGAATTGTTGTCTGTATCTACCGCCGCCCCTGGCCGTGGGAGTCCACACTGAATTTTCCTCGTCCCAGCCGAGGTCGGGGTCGTAGTCTATAGGGCGAGGTGGAACAAGAGGGGCTGGGATAAAGAATGAAATAAGTGCGGCTATCTCTATGTCCACTGTCTCTAAAATTTTGTCCGGGTCAGACGTAGCGAATTGTTGCCGGGCGTATACTAATTTAAAATTACCAACAGGAGCATCATCATTAACTTGAACAGTCAATGTAATATGATGCCCTTCTCCATTTTCAGGAACTATAGAAAACGGCACATCAACTATATCCCCTATTTGCGTCACATAAGAGTCCAAGAATCCGTTGAATAAATTTACATTAAAATAATACCAGCATGGGTCCACAAATAATTTATCGGCAGAATTTATTTGCGTCTGTGTCCATAAAAGTCTATTAGTCACTATATCTAACCCGGCATCTCCCGCCGACGCATAAAATCCCTCTATTACTTTTTCTATGATATTGGTATCATAATATACAACATAGTCATAGTCTATGGTATACGTTTGTCCCCGTCGCCAAGTTGTCGATGAAGGATTTATATACGCCATCACGCCCCCACCGGAGGTATGAAAGTTGTTGCTATCTGTGTTATCAATATCACCGGACGGGCACCCCCCACTTGAGTTTCGTACGCTTTAATAACGCTCGGACGCTGACCCCCCCGGATACGTTCGTCCTCTACGTCAAACGGGCGAACATTCTGTAATAGGGGTGAAGTTGTAGGTGGCTGTTTCTCAACCGCCAGTCCTGTATGTAATCCGTGTATGGGGAATGAAAGTTCCGTATATCACCTCTAAAATGGGGTCGGCCAAGGGGTCAGGCCGACCCCTGATAAAACCCGCTTATAGGGCGGGTAATTAACTAAGCCTGTGATACCAAGGTAAAACTTGGCGACGCTTTTGTGCCCTTATTCACGTATAGACCGATGGCAGTGCCGGTGGCAGTTGTCTTTTTGAACGTGCAAGCCGGGGCATATATATCAGCCGCTGTCGGAACTGTCGTACCGTAACAATCCATAACGCCGTCCTCAGTAACAAACGTAGCCCTTACTGTTGAACTCGACACTGGAGCCGGAATCATATCTTCTGCTTTTAATCCAAAATCTGCCATTATTGTACCTTTCCTAAAAACTTAAAACTTCTTGGTCTTGGTATAGATTTAGCCTTAATAACCGCGTGTAAATTTACGCGGGCATCGGCTTTCCACGCTTGGGGTAAATCCTTCTGTAAATACTCCTCAACGTGTCCGGCCTGTATATTCTCGAACTTCTGTTCGGCCTTGGCCATACACGCTGATAAAACGGCCTGGTCAAACTTCTGACCCGCCGGATGGAGGTTGTTGGGGGGTTCTACTATGTAAACACTGGTGGTATCCGGTTCTGTGGTAAACCAAGTGGGGTCAGTGAACGTAAATGACCCCGTGGCTGCTACATAACTATCAACTAATGCTGACTGGGTATTTCCAGTCCCAGAAATTATAGTTAATCTCCATCCATTAAAATAGTCGTCGGCCTCGTCTCGCGTAGAATCAGCCACGATAAAACTGCCCGCGGTAACGCTGGTAACAATACCAGATTCTATATTCAGTTTATTAAACGTCAACGTATACGGAAATTCAATTACCCTATCTTCCACGGGGTCGGGATAAACCAATAGTTCATATCGGCGTTTTGGGGATAGACCGGAATCAGGTTCAAATTGTCGTATAGCCAATAAATATGTCTCGCCAGTCGAAATAGACATTTGTCGTAATCGGCGTATATCAGATTCTGTTACCCATCTTAATTCGCCCCAAACTGGTGTTCCTTTTTGATACGACGGAACGCCGTTGACCTCGCCACCGAAATACTCTGGAAGTGGATACCTGCCAACGTCGCCGTTAATTGTCTCATATTTTGTAATCACAAACGTATCGGTCGCCGCGGGAGTCGTCCCGCCGAGGTCGCCGTTGTCCGTCAACCATCCAGCAACTGTCACAATACCGCCAATCGCGGTATAATCTGTAATCTGTGCGTAACTTCCAGCACCAGTGCCGGTTAAAATATAAACCCAATAGCCAATAAGGTAGTCATCAGCGGTATAAGTATCCTCCAATGTAGCGTCTTCGATACTTACGGCGTCCTCAGCGGCATCAACCACTCCCTCGACAGCCGGCCCGCAGGTAGTGACGAACAGGATTCGTTTTCTCCATTGCCAACCTTGGGGCGGGGAATCGGAAATAAATGACCGTATCCCGTCGTTTATTACGTCCTTGATGTCCTGGAGGTCGTCTTTATCTATGGGTAACATCGAACGGGCCGTTCCATCCGTGCCACGGTAGGCCGTCCCGGCCTCCTTGGCTATCTTGGTACATAGTTCTTGCATCGAAAGGGCTGAGTTCGGTTCGGACATATTACTTCACCTTGGCCGAGTCCTCGGCCTCTACTATTCTTAATTCCTTTATGGCCTCCAGACCCTCAGTACAACACTTCTGGACCAACTGGAGGTCCTGGGCCAACTGGATGTGACTGTTGCGGGGCATATTCACACTCGATATTACCTGGTCAATCCTGGCCAACGCTTCTTGAATCTGTTTCTGTTCCATAATTCATACCCCTTAAATTAAACAATAAAGTTTTATGATGGCAAAACCTGGAGTAGTATATATACTACTCCAGGGGATACTGTTTACTAACCTTGTAATCTGAACAACGGACCGTTGCCCGCTGCTGTACCGGCCACAGTGTGACCAGCATACTGAGACGTATCGTTTGTAGCAGTTGTTACCGCCAATGCTGTATTCGCTGATTCGAGTGAACCGTCGTGCCTCCAGAAACAACCCATACCACCACGGGCACCAACCCCGCTCTGGGGGGCAAGCCAACACATTCCGTCGTCTTGGCACCAGAAATATGTACTTGCCGCGGCCACAGGAACGGCAGGACGACCGGCCTTAGCCAGTATCGTAGATGTCCCGGTTCTCAACGCTGAATATGGATTGGCAAATACCTCTACCTTGGATGAGGTAGTAATAGCCTGACTTACACCGGCCTCAAGGTAGATAACCAGCACAGCGTTTTCAGCCGAAACGTCGTTGCCAACAATTTGAAGAAAATCCACATTATTGTCCGTGCCATTATAAACAATGGCATAGCCGCCCTGTAGTTCATCTATTGCCAGAGCAGAATGTGTGGCAGTGGGAATCTCAACGGTCTGGGTTCCTGCTAATCCCCCGCCACTTTGGGCGGTAGACAAGGTTGTAATGGCCACAACACCGGTGTCTGTAAATTCGCAACCCTGCCCAGAAATACACGCGGCACTGGATTTTGAATATACAAATGAACGACCATCCGGTGTGGTTACACGGTCGCCGAGGAACCTATTGGGGTCTTTTACCAACGATGTCTTAAAAACAAAGTTCCACGGGGCTAAATCCATATTCTGGGCCGTGCCTATAGTGCCAAAATTTATGGTTCTGTTAATTGTTCTACTCATACTAATTTCTCCTTACATAACGGGGTTAGGACGCTTTGTGAAGTACAAAACCGCAGCGTCTCATATTTTCGACCAGGATGTTGTGCGCCCCGTCTACGTTCATACCAAATGCGGTATGCTGCAATGGCTTCAAACTGGTCGGAGGGTCAACCTTCTGCCAGTAACCGTCGTGAACGAACGGTTTGAAATACGCCAAATCCATAAAATAAATCGGCGAGTAGGCAATCGGAGTGCCGTCGGACTGGTCAAGGGTGTCAAGCGGGATAATCGGAATCTTGTTGACGCGGACCAAATCGCCGTCGTTGACCAACATCTTACTCAGAACGTCCTTTGCGTCGGAAGTGTGCATATCGTCCCGTTTGTCAACCAACTCCATCATCTTCAAAACAATGTCCGTGGGGGCGATGGCCCGGAGTTTGGACGCGCGCTCTTTGATAAGCGGACTGTTCAGGAATACGGGATACCTGACCTTGGTTTTAATCAGGGCCTTACGCATTGACTGCAACATAGCGTTGTTTACGTCTGTATAGAGTCCGCACCAGTTACGCCATTTTTCCTCGGTCGCTGAATCAATACCTGCACAAACTGTACTCCAAGTGCCATTACCAAACTTCACGGCCTTGCCGTTCCAGGCACCAGTGCTGGTGTTTATCGTGTCGGAAGCGGCAGTTCTGAACCGGAGGTAATACGGCAGAGTGAACGGAGTTGATTTATCCGTGGCACTATTCGGAGCCGCAATCATCGTTTCCTCAATAAGGTCCGCCAGGTCAATATACATCTGGTCTTTGCGGGTTTGAACCAAATCAATAAAACCCTTAGTGGAGTTCTTCTGTTGAACAATTTCCCACTCATCCCACGTTGCACTGGCCGTAAGTTTAGCCCAGTGAACGTCGATGGTATGGAAATCGTCTTTGAACTTGTACTCGTCTGTCTCGAACACACCACAATATCTGGCAGTACCCGCGGTATCAAACGTAACCTTACGCTGGATACTTGTTCCGCCGTCAATACCTACGGCGTCGTCCTGAAAACTGGAACACCAGAAATACTCATTGTGGTCCAAGACGTACTGTAATTCGTGATGCGGGGTATCTGCCAGCGTTGTAGCAAGCAAACCCTCCATCTGTTGGACTGTGTAAGCCATAAATTAACTCCTAACCAAATACTGAGGCCAAGTTTTTATGGGCGTTAGCTAAGATTTGTTCCTTAGTCTTAACGCTCGTAGACGGGACGGCCTTGGAACTGGACGGGGCCAGGGTAAGACCGGCCTGACGCTTGGTAGCCTCGGCTTTAATCTTCGTTCTAATTACCTGTTCTCGCACATCCGCTGTAACAAGCAAATGGGCGCGGTCGAAAACCTCTTCTAAATTAGGTTTCAACCCTTGGGCTTCCATACCTAATTTAATAAGATTCGCCTCCTGCATAACCTTCCAGCGGTTCTTCAACTGGTTGGGGGTAAGACTATTGTCCCAACTCCGGTTCTCTTTGGGAATCGGTTGGCCCTCAGAATCAATGGATGTGTCACCATAAAATTGTTTCAGGGCTTTTACATCTGGTCTCAGGAAAAATCCATCAATCTGTTGTGAGATTGCGGCGTTTTCCTGTTCCCTCGCTACCTGTGTTTGGCGAGTAGCTTCGGATTCCGTAAAGGACTCTGCGACGGGCCGGGCGGCCAACTGGGCGGCCATCGCCTCATTATTCGCCTGCATCGCCTCTATCACCCCAACTATCGGGTCGCCCTCGTATTCTTTACGCAGGGTTTCGATGTCCACCTTTTTCAGTTCCGGTTTAATCGCCGGAACGGGTGGAGCGACTGGCGGAGGAGTAACCAGTTTCTTACCGGCCTCAGAAAATTTCTTAGAGAGATTATTCTCATCGCGCAACATCTTAGCGAAAGTCTTTTTCGCCAGCACAGGGTCAATATCCGTGAGTTTTTTAATATCCTCATCAGAATACTCATAGTGCTTCGCCGCCCTAATTTCGGCGTCTGTAATTTTCGTTGACTCATCTGCCGGGGTTTCCACTGGGGCAGAAACGTCTGCCGGAACTTCCGCGGGTTTCTCTGCCGGCGTCTCAACTGGGGCCGGGGTAGATACTTCCGCTGCGGGTTCCGGGGTAGGCGTTGCCTCTGCCGCCGGGGTTTCCTCCGGGGTAGATTCGTTTCCGAAAACACTCTCCAAACGAGGCCCAGCGTTCGCTATGGCCTGTTCGGTTTTTAACATATCATCAGCCCGCGTATCAATCGCCTGTTCTTCTGGCGTTAATACTTCGGACGGTTCAACTGGATTTGTTTCTTGTTCTGTTGCCATGATTAGTTTCCCCTATAATTAAAGTTTATTTGTTCCTACCGCCCTTAGATAATGCGGCCATTTTTTCTTTACCATATTTTTTGACCCCTATTGAATATGCAACGGCCCCCGGGTCTCTTGCTCCCGATAGGCGGGCAGACTTCTCCACGGCTCTGAAACGACTACCCTCGCCCAATGGTTTAGTCTTCATCGCCTTCATACTGGCTACTACCGCCGCGCGTTTTTCTGCTTTCGTTGCCATAATAATTACCTTAATTTCTGGACTTTTTTTTCTAATCCGAAATGGTTTGCATACCGTTCCTGGTCCCGCACACTGTGGAACCCCAACTTACCGCCCTCTAAAATATCTACTGTTGGCCATTGTCTCCTATGTTCCTCGGCCTGTTCAGGTATAATTCCTAATGATTCCGAAACGTGGTAATAATTGCCGGCGTTGGTAAAATTATCGCCCGCTACATGTAAAACCTTACCACAATCGCAAACTTTGAAATCAGGTTTATCAGACCAACGCAAACATTCCTTTCCACAGGAATCACACACCATAGTGTATAAAGTGGCCGTTACCATTATACCACTCCTTGATTAACGCTCTGTCCAATCGCCGCCACGGCCTGGGGAGCCGCGTTATTCTCCTGACTAACCGTAGGTATGGCCATATTCATCGGTGCCCCCCCGTTCTGCTGTATCCCGGCCTGGGTATTGGGCGACTTTGACTTTCCTGGGTTCTGGGGACCAAGGGCCAGCATAATCTTTAATTTATTCTGGAACTCAGGGTCCACCAATAATTCCTCAACCCAATCACCTATACCCCATTCAATGGCAATCTGGGTATAGTATTTATTCAAATTAAACGGTTGACCAATCATTATCAAGGTCTGAGCCGTAGTAGCCCCCGCCGGGATTACGTTGGTGCAAAATTCGAGTATGCGTTTGGACCGAACCATCGGGTCCATTTTAGTCATTGACCTTGATTTAATCGTAAATGTAAAATCAAAGAAATCTCCCATACGCAATTCTGGGGTCAGAACTAATTGTTTTTCCTCACCACCTGTCACGCGTTTGGTCATTGGTAACTGAATAAACGGGTCAGTATGCAGATACCAGGCCATCTTGCGCATAATCTCGCTGGTAGCGTCGTAGGTGATGTCCTGCATATCATTGATGCCAACACTCATATTCCCCTGTAGGGCCATCGTTTTGGTCGCGGTCTCATCACCTTCATTTCCAGTTGTGCCGCCCTGCATTTGTGTGGGATTGCCGGACATCATATTATACCACATAAATATGGCATTTAGGGCGGCGTCGTTCTTGGGATTCTGGCCGCCAATCGAAACCACATTAACCCCCTTGGGGTCGGTGGTCGGAATCCAATCGCCGGTCTGGGCCTCTTTAATATCATCTACCTCGGAAGCCATTGCAGGATTAAACAGCCCAACATCTTTCTGTTGTTCAATCTGGTCAATCTCTTTCTTCATTATACGATTGGCGATACAGGCCAAATCGTACCAAATACTTACCGGGGCTACCGGGAATGGATTGCCCTCGACTGGGGGGGAGTAAGACAAGAACGTATACGGCCCTTCCTTCGGGCCGTTAAACTCACTAATCTTTATAAATCTATCTTTGAGTGCCTGGCGGGGGTCGCCCATCAAGACTATCTGTTGGGTCTCAGGAACGAACATCTGGACAACATCGACCTCATCCTGTAACTTGGTCATTGCGTCCTTGGCCTCTTTGCTCCGGGTCATATCAGATAACGGATTCTGATAGTTTGACCCGGACGACGGCAACCCTTTAATTAAGTCGTGGTCCATTCCATCGGTATCAAGTAACCACTGGCGCGGGATAGTTACCATATCGAACAGACATCGGGCCTCATCGATATTGGTGCAGGTGGGGTCAAACCCGAAATTATCAAGCATAACACAGCGGGTATAAACCTGTCCATTGTCAATATAAACGTCATCAATTTGTAACAATTCGCCACTGGCCTTTAATCCGGTTCGGGTAATTCCCCACGCAAATAGGGCGTTCGTAACCCAGGCCCGCAGAGTTTGTTTTAATTTAATCTGCCGAGCCGTGGTGTCAAGTCCCATACCCAACAGTTCGGCGTATTGTTTGTGTTCGACATACGGGGTCGTGACCAATGTAATCGGGGACTGGGCCACAAGATTCGGAACATAACTCCGAATAGTATTGAACACCAAATTCAGGGGTTCCTCGCCCTCAAGACCCTTTTCTTCCCTATAATACTGGCCAACATAGGACTTGAAAAACAAGGCGCGGGCCTTGCAGAATCGGTCCATTCGGTCGAAACCGAGTTTCACGAGGTTTTGGATTTTCAGGGGGTCAATCGTTTCGGGCATTATTCGTCCTCTGGAAACCAGAAACTATGGGCTATATTAGAATACTGTATCTGTTCCCACTCTATGTCGGCCCGGTCCTTTACGCCAGTTATACAATTAAAATCCGCCCCATTACTCGAATTATCAATAATTTCATACATCAGTTCACGTTCGCCATAGTAAAATCAAATTTTCGTCTGCCACCGCGGATACGTTCCTTGGTTTTTTTCAAAACCTGTTGAAAACGATACTCACAGGAGTTAATCGGGGACTTTTTCTTATCAAATTTGCCTTGCGGCATATCTTTATCTTCCAGGGTCAGGGCCGCGGCTATCACCCGGTCGCCGTGAGTTTTCTTCGCATATTGACTCTCACACATTAAATCCGCCGGACCAATCCCACCTGTTGAATAGTGAATATACGTCAACGCTTCTTCAAGGCATAGTTTTGACCGGCATACATATCCACCGTGGGCCAATACCGCGTCGAGGGACATCAACATCAATTCTTTGCTTTGCCGGCTGGTATGCGCACCGTATGTTTGGGTCTTGCGGTCTACTGTTTTACCAACGGTCTCGGCACGATAATAATACGGATAAAAATACTTCTTAACAATTATCCGACCAAGGTCCCAACCGGGACCGTTGGATTCCCATTTCAAGTATGGTTTTTTCCACGGTTTCGGACCACCAAACCACAGGGCAATAGCTATTACTATCTGAGCAAACTCATACGACGGGTAGTTTGCATCGGTCCATTCTCCAACCTGTTCTCCAGTTTCCTTACATTTTATCGACATTACCGAGTTCGAGGCCCCCTGACCCTTGCCGGTATCAATGCCAATTATATAACTCAATTTCTGGTCCGGCCTCATCTGGCCGGTGGGGTCCGGTTTCAGGTCGCACCACAGTTTCAATGGCCCGTTTGTTATTTCCCGTATGGAATATAATTCCTTGAAATTGGTAGCCGTCTGTTTTATAATTGCCGCTACAGTATTATAACCAAACCATTCATTAAACCGCACGTCCATTGTATGTTTGGGGGGCCGGGCGTACAGGGCGGCGTGGTTCTCTATGTTATTCTGTATAAAAAATGCCGTGCCGGGTTCAATATCAACGCGGTCCACTTCGGCGGCCATGTATTTAGGTCCTCGAAGTTCCTCCTCTTTATTATACCAAGGACTACGAATCCTGAATTTCTTGTCCTTTTCCTCGACATATCGGCCCGCGCCTTTTTCGGGGTGTTCGTGCCACGACATAACGAATACTTTAATCTGACCGCTCTTTTTCCAGATATTGTATTCACTACCGGCCACCGCCGTCGAATTTACAATACGAACCAATGCAGCGTCACGTGAAGCCGACCGCATCTGTGCCCCATTCTGAACTGCACCAAATTCGTCAAGCAAACAGATTAACCGTCGGTCGCCCCTGGCCGCGTGTTTCGTGGTAGATTCACCATCGAGCACTGACCCAGTTATTGGGTTCTCCCAGTGCATATGAGTGCGGTTTTTCTGACCAAGGAAACAGTCGGGGGGTCTCATCCATAGTGGGAGCCATTCATTAACCCTATCGTGTTTTTGAAACAGGGCCTTTTGATTACCGGCTTTGTCAACGTACTCCTCGTTGCGGGACATTTCAAGCAACATCGCTTGGTCACGGAATAGCATCAGATGATGCATATAAAATACACTACACCACGATGCCCCCATATCTCTTGACTTGTCAATTAAAATATCAGTACCAGTTGCCAAACAATTATCAAAAGCCGCGAACAGTTCATCCTGGATGGGCCAAGTAATCATTGGTGAATCGGGATTCGCGGCGGGCATACGGGACCCGTCTTCCAATACGTCCCATTGTCTAAAGGTCATCCCAAAGGCGTTTACCCAATATAACAACGATTCAGCACAAGCGGCCAATAAATCCTTCTGATACCCTTCATCATTCTCCGCTCGGTCGATGAGTTTCATTCTCCACTCGACGTTCTTGTCGAGCAGTTTAGGGACTCTCAATCCCGTTTTTGGGCAAGTCCATATCTCCTCACCACCGGGGAACGGGGTCGATAATTCCGGTTTAATGACTAACTGGTTCTGGCTCATTAAAAAATCAAAGGAGGGGCCGGTCCGCTATAGGACCAAACTATAATGGGGCTATAGGGATAAGGATAAGGATAGTCCCAAGGGTAACGTCCTCGGCCACACGGTCTTAATGGTTTACGATTGTTCGGATGATTGGGGCAATTTATATCCCAACATCCTTGGCATAGGTCGCCATAAATATCTGTTAAACTACCGTCAACGTTCCCACTTATCGCCTGCCCGTCATTTACATTATGGCAACACATCGTCTTCCCTTTCATCTTCGTTATTCAATCTACTGCCCACCCCCGAATCGAACTTACCCGCTCGGCGGGCGCGTTCGGGTCCGCCCTCTTGGGCGGCCTGGGCCGGTCGGCCCTCGATGCGGGTAAATACCAGTTCCATAACCTTGCGGTCGGGAACATAGGTTCGTTTTTCTACCTCACCGTTTTCATTGGTAAATTCCTCTGTACCCCCGTTGGCGAGCAACCACAATCTTCGGGCCAGAACCTCTGCCTTGGACGCCACATACTGCTGGCCGTCAACGATTATCGTCTCGGTCTCATTGCCAACGTCGCGCAAATACTGGGTCAGGAGTTTTCCCGCGGCTACTCGGTCTGTGGATAGGGTCATAGGGGTATCCTCGTTTTATTCCATATATGATGTAAATGGAGAACGGTGAGAATTGCACTCACGCCCTGCTGCTTGCAAAACAGCCGCTCTACTGTCTGAGCTACGCCCCCAAAAAATATCATCCAATCCTCCAATCGTGCGTCTGTCTCGTCGTAGTTTTCCGATGGGATACCCGTTCGGGCAATCCCTTCGGCGACTGGCCGTGGATATACTCGGCGGCCTTCTGTGGCGATAGTCCAGGCAGTTTAATACTGCCGCGAGCCACACCTTCCATTAGACGGAACTGTTTTCGAGATTTCGCGGGCATCTACGGGGCCTCAAATACTACGTGTTCCGGTTTACCAGTTACTCGGCACCAGTTGTTCGTCAGGGACACCCCCCTAACGTAAACATTCTTCGCCCACCACGGGGACATACCATCCTCAACACATATCCGGCCCAACATTTCGTTGGCCGGCGTCCAAAAACTTTGCGGTATTAAACCCATTCGCATCGCCTCGGCGAGTATATCGTGGTAAAGTCCCGCTCTGTGGTTTTGTTTCCTCTCAATGGTGGGGCCAGAACAACCGTCCCACATATACCCTTTTTTAGCGGTTATGCGGCCCGTGGCCGAAATGGCAAAATCAGATTGGTCAACATCCACCCCGAAAACGATACCGGATTCGTAACAATCATCTTCGTAAACTTCGTATTCATACCGGGTTATCTTAAACGACTTCATATTTTCTTTTTACGGCTATTATAAATAGCCAAAGCAATCATAGCCGCAAAACCTGTCCATCCGCCAAAAGTACCTACTATGGGCGCAACTGTGTTAATAACAGTCTCGCCGGTATAGGAAGATTTAGATGCCAGTATTTTCTCAACGTCGGCCACTATCTGCGCCACTGCCATGGCGTTGGGGTCGTTCGGGTCAATTATAATCATCCCATTAGAATCTACCGGATAGGCAATCGAATGGGTTATTGCCTGGGTCGTATGCAACTGTTCCGTGGAACAACCCGCGGCAAACAATATCAGGATACACACTACAAATAAAATCAATCTCATGGTTTTTCCTTTCTACTCGTAAACTTTACGTAAATATGCTTTACTCGACGCGCCAACACAGATGTAATTCAGCGCGGTTATATTCTCAGGAACGCATACGTGTATCGACGGTCCTCCGACTGTAGCTACCCAAAGTATGTTTGCCGCCGTCGCCTGGGTCGATAGACCCAGAGTTACATAACCAGACACAGCAGTAACAACGTAAACACCGGAGGTCACTGTAATGGCCGTGTTGCTGGTCTGGTCAAGGGTCTGACCACTGGCGACTATCGGATTCGCTGATTCCGCGGTGGGGGCTATATTATTACCATTGGGGGTTGTCTGCATATCACTCATATTCTTCCTTATTCATAATCGAAAATTCCATCTGATTCTACTTCCGGGATTTCTTCTATAATTTCTTTTACGGATACATCGTCAATAAGAATGTGTTGGCCGAGACCATTCCTCGCCGTAAAAAGTATATTTGTATCGGAAGTCAAAGTTGTTATTTCTAAAGAATATAATCCGGTTGATGTTATCGCCGTCTCCGTCCCACCCAAAACAACAGTTGTTGAAGAAAAATGAAGGCTTCTTGTTTTAACATTGAACTCTAAAAGATAAGTTTTGCCCTGACTTATTGCAAGTGACTGACCAACGGTGGTATAGTCATCTTCCGTTCCGTTGTGGTATAAACCGCCTTGGCTATACTCAAAAAATATCCCATAAACCGGAGTGAATACCCACACGCCGTCGGCTTGGTTACAAGACCCGTTGGTTACTAATTCGGGGCCATAAATTGGGTCGGGCATATTACAAACCTTTTAATTCTCTTTAACCTTCCAAGTATTAAGATAAGACAACGCAGAAACTAAAAACTCACTATTTTCTATATATCCTAAAACAGAATTACATTTATTACACAATAATCCCCGTATTTGACCAGTTTTATGATTATGGTCAACTGCGAGTCTGAAACCGTTTTTATTTAATCCGCCGCAAATGGCGCAACCATTATTCTGTTCAGTGAGGAGCCTGTCAAATTCTTCAAGAGATATACCAAAATTATATTGTAGTGTCTTATTAAGACCGAGTTCGCTATGTTTATAGACTTTAGACCATGCTCGCACACACGATTTACACCAGGAGAAAAACCGTATCTTCCCTACTAATTTACCTTTGTCGCTCTTAGAAAAATTAGAAAGAAATTGTTCTTTTCCGCATTTTGTGCAAATCTTTTTATGCTTCACGAACACGCCTCAAAAACGCATACGGCGACGTACCAACGCATTTATAATATAACGCGGTCGTTCCTTCCGGCACCCATATCAAAACCGTAACCCCCGCCGGGGCCACGAACAGGATATTCGCCGCGGTATCAACCGACGCGAAACCCATCAGACAATACCCAACCGTGGACGTTACCGTATAAACGTCCGGCCACGACAGTTATCGCCGTATCAGTAGTAGCACTCAGGGTCTGACCTGTCGCCAATACCGGTTGGGCACTGGTGGGGGTCGGGGCCGCGTTCTGGCCGGTGGGTAAGCTCAGACACTCTTTCATACTCTTGTTATCTTCTCGATTGAGCCGTACGGGATTACCGTATAATCTCCGTGCTGATTTTTCTGGTCTATGCTACTCTTAACCACAATCCATTTAACTTTCCCGCGGACCCGCCGGCAACAGTGATAATAACCAATCGTCTTGCATACGGGGGGTTCCACGGCATCCAACACCTCTTTCGGGTGCCAACCGGGGTCAGATTCGGTATCTCTCCACGTAACCTCAACGGGGGTATCCTGTTTTAACCTCAATTCAAACCACCCACAATCCGTTTCACCGGAGGCGTCAATACCTTCGATTTATGGTCGGCCCCGTCCTCTACACAGGTGCAAATCACGCTCTGGTGGTTAATAATCAGAAAATCATCGACGGGCAAACAACCGTATTTTATCCCGAAAATCACCTTATCGCCGACCTTAACGGACATTGGCAATTCCGGGGTGCCGGGGCCAACAGCCACTACCTTGCCATAACCAATCTCTTTTTCGGACCCCTTGGGCATCAGGATACCGCCGGAGGTCGTGCGGTCGGGTTCCCATTTTTCGAGTAAAACCTTGTCGCCGTTTGGAATATACTTCACTGTAACCCCTTTCCTATTAAATACTTACGGTTCCACCCACGTTCTATGGTCTGCGTACACCGTCAACTGCTACCGGGCCATGAAGGCCATATTATTGCGAGAGGCCGGGTTTCGTGTGGGGAGACCCTACTCTGTCTGCCCTATCCACTCAGGCCCCTCTACCATTACCCCCAAACGCTTACCCGGACGACTGGTTTTTACAATAAAAATATATAATTTTTCAAACGGGGAGTCGGGGGGACCAGCGTTCCGACCGGGGGGACCCCAGGCGGGTCGGAGGGTCGCCAGGAGGCCGTTTCCAGAGCCGTGGATAGGCCG